CGCTCACATTACCTAGAAGCTTATTGTCACTTACTTGTTGTATCTTACCAAGAGCAACCGTATTAGCACCATCTTGAAAGCCGTTAACTTTTTGTTGTAAAGCGTCTAATCCAGCTTCCTCTGTACTAATTTTTGCTATAATACCATTCGTCTTCTTCCTCCAACTAGAAAGTGTATCGCTAAGTTCTACACCATTGGTGGTAAAGTTGTCAAAATTTATAGAGTCCATGTTGCTATTTATCTAATATTAATGTGTTAAGTATTTCTTTCAGCTCGTCAATTTCAGCCTTTAAGTATTGAATTTCTTCTTCTTGAGATTGGTGTTTTTGACTATTTTTCTTTGCTATTATTCTTGCATTATAAACCGACTCATCTTTATTAATAAGTACTCCCAGGCCTTTTCTTATAAACTTACTTTCCATTATAGAGATGCAATAATTCTAAGGTTTTTAATTTCAGGAACGTATGCCAAGTTCGATGATCTAAATAGAATCTTAATAGCAACTTGATCAAATTCTTCAGAGACTGAACCTGTGTAATGCACTTCACCAAATTGATAGTTAGAACTTACTGGAACTTCACCATCTGTTTCAATCTTAGTCCACGGAATAGCGTCGAAAGAATTAGCAGATGTTTTATTACCAAACCTAGCATAAACTTCAATCGCTGTTGATTCATCTGGGCGAACACCATCAAAGTAAATATCAACTTGATCAGAAGGATTTTCAAGTTTAACGCTCTTTGTGACATATCTTGCAGCGCATTGGCCGTCATCTTCTGTTGTTTCAAACTCGTTTGAATCGTTAACAATATTATCAAATGTAACAAGGGAAAGACGATCTAGATCAACAATTGGTGAAAGTCTAGAATCAGTTGTAGTAAGCTCCGCTTGAAGTTTTAGCTGATCTGCACCAGACTTATCATGACCACTATCTTTGTCATGAGTAACACGATCGCCTGCGTAAACCAATTCTCCAGGAAATGCTGTGTATGCTTTAGTTTCAGCAGTATTTAATGTGTAATCAACACTTACTTCTGGAAGAAGCATATCTTGAATAATAGGAAGATACGCAGAAGCTTTCCAAACATCTTTTTCGGCAGTTGCCGCAGCGGTTGAAGTAGGAAGAAGAGTTTGCTCTGGATCTCCTAGTGATCCTAAAGTTATTGCGGTTCCTCCTGCACTTGTACTTAGTTGTATTAATCGACTATGTGAAACTTCATTCCCAAGGGAATCAACGGTTTTCGCATGGTATTCGGTTCCCGACTGTAAATTTGTAATCGCAGATTGGCTGCCGTTCTTTTTATATGTGAACTTTTGTCCATTAACTGCTTCAATAACATTGTCTGGAAGAATAATTCTATTATTAGTAGTGTCAACACCTGCTGCGCTATTCACAATACTAATTTCACTAGGAGCGGCAATAGTAACAGTAATCGTCCCGCTTCCGTAACCAGCGCCGTTTGTTACAACTTCAATATAGTCAATGACTCCTCCTTTTTTAACAAAGGCTTTAGCAGTTGCTTGTGTTGTAGCACCACCTCCCGAAAGAGTTACTGCTGGAGGACCACCAAGATAACCAGAACCTCCGTTAGTAACATTAATGTATGTGACTTGCCCTCTTTGTGGTGAAAGTCCGGTGAATACTCCTATCTGATCGGTTTGGTTTCCCCCGCTGTTTACTGACGGGATTTTAAAATCAGCCCTGTTTAGTGTAAACTTAAGATCTTTATTTTGATCAGGTGTCCATGTTGATGCGTTCTGACTCTTAAGAAGAACACCCATATTGACATTCTTATTAATAGTTTCAGCATTTTGTCCAGACGGAACTACATTAGTTTCACCAACTTCAGCATGCCATACTCGGTATCTTGCGCTGTTCGATATTAGAACAATAGCATATTCAACACCAGGTTGTAGGTAAACTGGAGTATCAAACATAAACTTGGTTTCTGCGCTGGCGTCGGTCGGCGAGGTATTGACGGCACCAGGAAGTTTAGTTACCCGTGAGAATGGAATTGTCTTTTGTGTAGGAATACCATTCTCAACAGAAACAATGCTAAGCTCAACAGGAAGATTTGGGTCTATCGCTTGGAAGAAAATATCAACTGAAGAAAGGAAAATACCAGTAGGCTCATTTCCAATCATGAATGTCTGTGCGACAGGATCCCTACGAACAACACGCTCACTTATAAGAACATTTCTTCTTTCTTGAAGCCGTGTTCTTTCGAAGACGAGTTGACGTGTTGAAAGAATTGTTTGTTGACGGGTTTCCAATAATCCTTTAGCATGATAAGTACTTTCAGCAGCGGTAAGTTCTAAAACTCTGTTATTGGTTGAACTGTCGGTAAGTCTAACTTGTCGTGAACCTGTGCGGAACCTAAGACTATCGTTATTAGGAATAACAAACCAACCATCAACTTCACCAGCATTGTTTGAAACAATAGTGCCATTCGTTCCAGTAATACTAGTCTCACCTGCCGGAGCCGGAGTACCGTAGAGTCCCTCGTATCTTATAACAGTTTCACTCTGCTGCTGTGTGATAGCAGTGGTTGGGGCTCCAGTACCACCTCCGAATTGAACAAATGCGCCACTATCAGTAGCGTATGAAGTAATGTTAACATCATCAAAATAAAGGAAGAAAGTAGTATTCGGCTTAAGCATACTTGCTTTAAAGTGAACCTTACGAGAACGAATGAATGGAACGAACGTGACATTTAAGACTCTATCGTCGATCACTTCTCTTTGGAAGTTTTCTACAAGAGATGTTTGAATACCTTCACGAAGTTCTCTACGGAATGTTCTGCGTAGAGCACGTCGCTGAGAGAGACGCTCATCTTCACTAAACGTGTCAGTTATTCCCCTACCACGAGGGTTCGGTGACCATTCACTTTCCCATTCATTCCATTCTGTACCTAATATGTTTGGATTGTTTGCAATCTGTTGCATAATAGCACTATTATCACCGTCAATATTTGTGACAATTTCAGGAGCATTAGTAACATCTTTCCACTCATCACTAGATGGTGAAAGTTCAAGGTTACCACTCCAAGTTGCAACATCATAAGGATTAACACTAATGTGATCTGAGGCATATGGTTGATCAACTAATACCTTTTCAATAAAGTCAAGTGTAAGAGAATTTTTACGTTTTCCAGAGTGTACTGTGAACGAATTTCCAGGCTCACCAGGATTCCATGAACTAAAATTGTTAGTAGCAGCTGTCTGCATTCCCGTGTTCGTATAAACATAGCTCCAACGAGCATTATCAGAAAGATACATTGGTCGTGCTGTAAAGTTATCACGATCAATTGCAGCGCGATAACCAGGACTATTAGTATCTCCAACGCCGTGTCCTCTAAATGCATCAGTAATAATACCGCCTTTAAATCTTGGAAAACCGTCACCATCGTTAATTTGTGTTTCAGTAGCTTCAGATTCTAATTGTGATAATGCTGTATAATATTCAAGATTGTGAATACGCTGTTCAAGATCACCGATATCACGCATTGTATATCTACGATTATTGGCTACTTCAATAACCAAATCATTAAGGGAATATAAATATCCTGGCTTATTAATTCTGTAAAGTATTAAAGAGTCCGAAGGTATTTGTGGAAATACCGGACTTTCAGATGCATTACCTTTTACATATTTAAGTTCTCCTAGTTGAGATAAAGCTATAATATCCTTCCTTGCTTTATAGTAAGTAAATGCAACATTAGCAACTGAATTCGGTTTAGTATTTGTTTCTTCACCAGCAAGTTGAATTGATTGCCTAAAGTCTAAACAATTTGATAATTTAAGATCTTCATATTGTGGAATATCTTCCAAATCAACTAATGCTCCTCCAGCGGTTTTATATGAGTTTGCCGCAAATACTCCTGCTGTTGTATGATTATAATAACTAAATATGATCTCAAGCTTATTAGATCTTAAATTTAATGATCCTTTATAAACAATTTGTGAAAGACCATAATGTGTATCAGTTTGTCCACTAAATAATTCAAAATCAGAAAGAGGTAAAGTAATTTGAGTACTTGGGCTGGCAGCCGGGTCCCCGTGTTTTATACTCGTAATACTATATGCATCTACTTTATTTAAAGTGATAATATCACCATGGCCTAATGTCCGGTTTACCCCGCCATTTGTAAATGTTTCTGTAGCTTGTGTTTTAACACCGAGTGGCATTTGTTCTTCAACAGGAGCAAACACAACAATAAGATCACTACTTGAAGGAGCAGTTCCATCCGCGCGCCTAAGTTTAATTGTAGCAACCTGAAGACCCGAAACCGTTGCAATCGTAACATCCTTTGCAAATGTTTCACCTGCTGCGCTATCAGTTCCAGCATTAGCCTGAACAACTACGTAATCATCTGGATCTGTGCTTATAAAACCGTTACCACTAGCAGCAGTAATTTTAATAACCCCGGCCGAGACCATTTCCAAGTTTGGTGACTGAGCAGACGGGGTCGTTGTTGAAAAGCGCTTCTGAACAATACGTTTTGCATCTGAAATATTAATAGATTTTACATCATAGCCTCCAAGAGGGTATACCATACGAGAAGCGTTTTCAGCAGTATCTTTAAGTTCAAACCCGCTGCTATTTTGTAAAACTGTATGTTCATCGGGTGTAGCAGTAGCAGGATTTAGAATAAGAGCTTTTGCTTGGCTAAGTTTTTTACCACTCAACAATTGTATATCATAGATATAAAGTCTTTTAGAAGCTTCTGTTTTATCTGGTGTTTCATCTCCTGCCGGATTTGGAGCACTGTTAAAATTAGTATTTTCAATTGCATGAATTCTACAAGTGCCAACTTGATTGTTAGCAGAAGTAGAAGTGGAAGAGGAAAAAAGTTTGTATTGTTTATTCGGAGCAAATTCAAAAGCACTAATATCAGCAATTGCTATTTCTTTAGTGCCATTAGTATCGCTTCGAGTAAGTGATCCTTCAATAAATTGTCCACGATTAACTGACAACTTATAATTAGCTTCAGTTCCTTCATCGGAAGATTCTCTTCCTTTATCACAAACAACATCCTGCTTATCTTCAAGCTCTACACGATAACCTTGGACATATGCAACTCCGGGTTCAACACCTATAATAAATCTTTTCTTACCTTCGGCCGTAGCGGTACTATTGGTAAGATCTAAAAGCGGTGTACCTCCCGAATTTGTAATTTCGGCGGCTGTATATCTACCACGGTTACCAGCAGAATTTAAGTATTCGCGAACTTCGTTCTTAAATGGATTGATGACATATGAACCACTTTCTTCTTGTGTTCTTTCTGCAAGTGCTTTACCAAGCTCACTATATTCAGTACGAGCAGGGTTTAGAACTCTATCTTCCTTAATATCAAGAAGTTGAATACGTTGCTGGCCAGATAAAACATTTGTATTGGTAGAAGGAATAAACTTAAGACTAAGCGAAATCTTATAACGATCTGCACCAGGTGCATTTGCGTTAGGTTCACCATTTGAGTTATCATTAAGCGAAGTATCTGTTGTACTTTCTACTATTGTCTCTGTTATATCAAAAACAGCATTTCCAGTTAACTTAGAAATAACACCACTATTTACACTCTTAGCAAAAAATGCTTCTGTCGCATCAGTATGAACAAAGTGTCCTTTAATAAAAAATACGCCGGCATCTTGGAAAACACCACCGTGAAAACCAGGAGACTCAACAGCTGTAACAACAGTTGCAATTGTATTTCCTGCGGTATATGTATTTCCTCCTATTGTAATATTTGCTTCGCCGGTTGCTAGAGTTATAGAATCGTTATTTGTGATGATTGTCCCTGCACCACCAATTAATTTTATATACAAGCGGTAACCTACTGTATTATCAGTTACTTTAACAACACTAAGAATCTTTGCTCTCCAAGTCCCAGAAGAATTGGTTGCCGTTATTTCTTTCCCCTTTAACGCGGTAAGTTGAGCATCAGTGAGAGAGGTTGAACTGTTTGCCCACGTGATTCCGATACTCTGAATAGACGAATCATAATTAGTGTATCCGTCTAATACACGATCACCGTCTTTAAAAACGTGACGACCAAATTTATCAATCTGATCTTGAATATTAGATTGAAGCTGATTTAGTTCTCTTACTTGAACGCTTCTCCCCGGCCTAAAAAGAATTCTTAGATAATTCTTGTCCTGGCTAAAGTCATCAGAATAAGGAGCCGCAGAGTATGTGGTTATTGCCATAAATCTTATTTATTAGAGTTGTATAATGAGTTTTACCTCTTCAGTCTGAGATGAGTTGCGGGAGAAAGGCTTTCGGTTTTCGTGGAAAATAACTTCTCCGTTAAATTCACCAAAATTAGCAGCACTAGTATCTGTGATTCTAGATCGGTACTCCGGTTGATTAACTGTAAGTACTCCCGCAGAGACTTGACTACCATTAGCACTTGTTCCAATCGAATTGGTAGTGGCTGCCTTTGGTTTAATTGTGTTTATTTCTCCATCTGAATTTTGGTGAAAGTATAGTTTACTAGTAACAGAATCGTAATAATCAAAATAAAATTTAGCATTAGTAGTTTTTTGGTACAAAACCTGTCCTTCAGTCAATGATGGAAAAGAACTTGCAGGATTGCGTAAAGTAATAGATTGAAGAGCATCAAGAGTCCCTGCGGAGGTATCACCAGAATCAGCATTTCTAATAAAGTTTTTCAACAAAGATACTTGTCTAAACTTAAGTGCTGGTGCATCGCTGTCAGTTTCTGTTCCTGCAAAGTCAACGTTAATACCAACAAACCATGCAGGTAATACGTCTATTGCGTTATATCCATATCCAGTAGAAGGAGCTATAGTAGCACTTAATCGTGCTCCGCTTCCGGAGTTACTTTCTGAGGAGCTTTCACCAGAACCAGAACCAGAACCAGAAGAACTACTACCGGTATCGGTAATATGAAAAGTAATAGATTTAATTCTATCACCAACATTTACGTTATTAGCAACAAGACCAGAGGCATCACCACTTGTCCAAAATTCGTAAGATCCAGCTTCATTTGGATTACTATTAGAATCACGAATATCAACACGTTGAATAACACCATTTAGAATAATGGGTTTAAATGTTATAGTGGGAGTTTTTACTTCACCGGTATGATCAACTATAGTTGCTGTAATAGCTGTATTAGAACTATATCCGCTTCCTCCAGAGATAACACCAACGTGAGATAGAAGTCCTGCGGTTTTCTTCTGCATTGATGCGTCAATCGCCGGACTAACATCCACGTTTCTTTTAATTGGAACAAATTGATTTGTTATAAGAGCATCACTTGAATCTAACTTTGCGACCTCGCACCAAACGTATCCTTGAGCTGGAGCTGAATATCCGTAATCACCACCCGAGCTTACCGCAGGTGGTGTGGTCGAACCAATAACTCCAGTAAATCCATTATCTACAGCCGTGTTTGAAAGAACTATCCAAACACTATTTCCGTGTGTTACATAGCATGGATATAAATCATTTGTTGAATAAAACGCATCGTTATCAGCTGAATCATATACTTTATATTTTCTACCTGATGTCCAAGGGTTTTTAGCAATCATCTGTTTTACAGATCCGCCACTAACATCTTTAAGAGTAAAAAGATTATTAATAATATCTTCATCTTCTTGCCTGTTTCCGGCAGGAGCAGGAATAACAAAATTTGTCGAATTTTCAGTAACTGTACCAGAGGTTTGTGCGGGCCATGAGTCTGATTTACCAAGACCTACCGCATATCGGTTATTGCCTCGGTAAGGCCAATTTGATTCGTTTGAGTTGCTAGAACTATTTGCCGTAGAGTCAAACTCGGCATCAGCCGATGCTTTAATGTCATTGACTAAAAGACGTGCTTGGTTTCTACGAAAGTCATCTGTAATAATTGCTGCCATAATTAATTGTTTTCTTAAATGTTATTTATAATATTTATACGAGTGTATTTTTATTCATATACACTTTTTATGCAGTTGTTATTTCAACTGCTGGTTGTGGTGCGTCAACAGTCTCTAATCGACCTGTTACGTATTCTTGTTGATATTCATTAATTAAAAGTGATAGAGGTACCTCAAATAACGTCAGGCCTGACGAAATTCCCTTCCGGAGGTGAGCCAGCTCCGGAGCTGTATCCGTACCTTCCTGTTCAGAGAGGCATGCCGGATCATCCCAGAATCCTCTAGTAAAGTACTGATTAGCATTAATGCTGTTTGACCAATTAGTATTAATAATGTTAAGTATAGCTTGAATTATTACAGTTCGATCAAAGGAAGAATTGTTAGGGTTATTAGGTTCTGAAGATCCATAATAATTTTCAAACACACCATTAATAAATTCTGCAATAGTAGTACTGAGCCATCCTGGTTGATATCTGGGCGTGTGATAACCTTCAGTAGATTGGAAACCTCTCAATTTAGGAGGTCTTAAGTTTTCAAGCCAACTTTCTGTATTATCAACATCACTGGTATATGTTTCTACATCTTCCCAGCGGTTTCTTATCACAGATTCAATAAGAACAGAAACAAAAAATTTCATCCCGGCCGGATGTACCAAACGTTCATATGAATCTATCCACCGCTCAGTGGAAATAGTAGATTTTAATTGATAACTAAAATCTTGCCAAAAGTGAGAGTCTTGAATTTTGTCAATACCCGATAAATTTCCAGACTGTTTAACATAAGCACTTCTTGCTGAATCATATGTTCCTGCCGACAGTTTAAATAAATTATTAGAAGGATAGTAGACCTCAACTATACTATCGAACATTAATTGGAAAAAGACCTCAACACTTTCGGGTGTTCCTTTAACACGGTAATAATGAACTATTCTTTTGTAAAGCGTATTTCTATCAATTACAGATGAGTTAGGAACTACCTTTGCAATCTCCCCCTGAATAGCATTAAGGTATTTTTCACTAGTAAAATCAATATCATTTTCACCGATGGCATGTGCTAGTTCGTATGATGCAAACCCTTCACGATTCAAGTAATCATAGTACTCTTCAATAAAAGAAATCAAATTAGATGCTCCATCCCGAAGAAATTGTGGGATGAGCTCTCTTACTTTAGATTTCTCGTGGTTTTGAGGTCTATAACTGGCAATCGATGTATGCATTAGTATTCTTCGCGTGGTGTTGTAACATATTCACTTGCACCTGATGTACCGCGGACGGCAACCGTGTCAACCGTTGATTCTATTGTCGTATTAAGCAAATCAATCTCAACAATTTGGTTTCTCTTGGGAGCTATATCATTCGATGCTGGTCTAGCAAAGATTGAAATATTTGTTTGAGATGCTAAATCAAAATCGTTAATTTCAATAATACCTGTTGAGCAATCAACTGTTCCGCAATCTCTTTTATCTAAAATTTCAACATTGTCTACATTAACATAATAGCGGTATATGTTTCTAATATTTTCTGTTGAAGATTCTTCATCTTTAAAGAAATATGTAACACCATTAAATACATATCCTGTGGATGTTATTAACGATTTAGTTGGATCTAATGGTTTTTCTAGCTCAAATCCAAAATTTATTGTATAGAGAGCATTATTAGAAGTGGTTGCAATAAAGTCTTTCTTACAAAATATCCTGGCAAATACGCTTAGGATTGAAGGATCTAAATTAGTAACATAATTTAAGAATTGTGAATATCTAAATATTCCTTCGAAGCTTTCAAGGAATTCGCTGCTAAATTCTGTAAGGCCAGATCTAATAAGTGAAGATATACCGTCTGCAGAAAGATTAGTTAGTGTAGAATTGTAATTTGCAAAAATATTAAAATATATAGAGATAAATTCTGGATCAACAAACTTAGGTCGGACCGTTAAGATCCCCTTTGAGTCTAGGATAGGCAATAGCCGGTTTTTTTCATCATCGGTAAGAGTATTTCCCACACCTGGTTTTGCTGAGATAAAGACTCTACCATATTCAGGTGGTTCGTTATCCTCTCCTCCCCAAACTGATACTGTTTCTGCAGTTGAGTTACTACGAACAATAGCCTTGTAATCATCAACCGTAACAGCTCGGTTTTGCGACACAAATTGAAGAGGAGCATTTGCTCTGATACTTTCAATATTTTCCCGTGAACCTCCTCCCGAAGAAGCAGCAATTGATGTTATTGAAGGTTTACTAAAACTATCAAATAAAGAATCTGATGTTGTAAATACTGATAAACCATTTGCAGCGCCAGCGTCTGTAATTAAATATTTAATTGATATAAGAGAGCCCGGTAAAGGCTTTTTACCTACTATTCCATCACCAAAGGAGATTTGATATTTTCCACTTGGATTTTCACTGAGAAAATATACGGCTGTCGTACTGTCTAAACCAGGAAGCTCAGAAAACTGAGTATAAACTTCTTTCTGTGTGCTACTAACAGAATCACCGACTGTTACAACAAGTTTTGATTTATCAATATTTATTTCTGGTATTTCAAACGTAAGGTTAGGAATACTGTCATCAAATATATATTCTTTTGTTTTAATAGCACCCTGAAAAACTGTAAATTCTGTACCTTCCCCAACCGAAGTATTTTCAAAAGTAACAAAGTTATATGTTTGATTATTTAATGTATCAGAAGATGTAAATGCTGTACCTTCCGGTAGAGATGTGATAGCTGCGTTAAGCCCGGTCATCTTAAGAACTACCCCCGCCGCTGAAGAACTTTTAGGTGTATAACCAAGAGTCTTTGCACGGGCTACAACGTTCTTTCTAAGCTGTGCAGAAGAGATGAATGATTCGTTCGCTGCAAGGTGTGCTAATACAGCATTGTAGTGTGTGTTATGTGCAAGAATGTCAAGAAGTATATTAAGACCGGAACCATCATAATCAAAATCCTTAAATGGTCCATCAGTCCTTTTGTAGTATAATTTGATTTCTTCCTTGATCTTATCGAAATCAAGTTCTGCGATATTTAATTGTTTAATTGCCATGGTATTTTAGCGGATTCGATCGAGGTAGAAAGATACCTCGGTATTGGTGTTTGTATTTCTAATTTGGAAAATTAATGTTACAAGAAGGCGGTTATACTCTTCGTCAAGTTCTACTTCTACTTTTGGATTTCTAACACGAGGCTCTTTTCTTCTTATGATTCTTAATATCTCATCCCTAATTGCAGCTGCTGTAAATGAATCTGGATTTTCAAATAAATATCGTGTCACATTAGCACCAAGTTCAGGATGAAATGGACGATCAGTAAAGTTACTTAAGACGAGAATCTTTACGGCCTGCCGAATTGCCTGAACATCTGTGATAGGACGAATATCCTTTGTGTTAGGATGAGGAATAAAATCAAGGGGGATGTCAGCAAAAAGACCAGACTCACTAACCGAAGCGATTGACGGTACCTTCTCGTTAACATTAAAATCTGATCTTAAACCCATATTATTCTATTTATATAAAAATTACACCGTTTACCTCAGGAAGCTTACCTTCTCTCAATATTAACTCTTCGTATAACCGAACACCCTCAACAATATTAACTTCAGGTAGGAAAAGTTTTACATCATCGATTCCAGGGCAGGTTGCTGGATTCACACTAAACAGGCCTAGGCGTTGAACCTCTTCCAAATTGCCTGTTGAGGAATATGATCTCTCAACCTTACTAAAGTTAGCATTAAGCTGAGAAGACTCTTTCATCAACGAAATAAAGTACAACGCATACTCTTCTGGTTTACCACTATAAACCTTATGAGTGTTTGAACCGGCCGGAATATAGCTGTTGAGCTTTGTCTTACGTACTTCATCTGAAATTGCAACAGTAAGAAATTTCTCATTTACAAATCCATTAACGTCTGGTTTTAAATATATATTTTTCATTTAATTACCCTGTGTTATTTTTTCTTCTTTCTAATTCTTTTTTAAGTAGCATTTGAGTATACTGTTTATCGTAGTTACCATTAAATATTGTTGTTAACCACGCCGGAGCGTACTCGGATTTAAGGCCTCCGGGCCCTTTTCCCCAATGTGCTATTGGCGTGGCTTTACTAGGTATTGCAATATCTACGTGGAGATCCCCATTCATATAATCATCATCGGCTCCTACAGAAGTAATACCATTCTTTAGCAGTATTATTATAAAGTCTCTTATAGCAAGAGTGTCCTTATGATTTGGATCTGACTGCACTCTAAGCTGCCGGCCATTTTCATTATATGTGTATATATCAGCGGCATATCCATCGTCATGTCTTTTAGTATTGCCATAGCGATTGACGCCATGTATACCTCCCTTAGCTGCTGGTACTTGTCCACCTGAAAAAATCTCGATAGTGTAATTTGCTTGTTTAGCAGATCTTTTTAATATATTCAAGAGATCAGTTTGAACCGGCCCAGAGCGAGATGCACCCTCAGTAGCTGATATGTTTATAACTCTACCAGGAATATCTTTCTTTGATTTTGGGTCGTATCCTTTAATCGGTGCAACATTATCGGTGACCGGATCACCTTCATTATCATTAGGTACAAGAGCATCTAGAAGTTTCTTTTGAATAATTTCATCGAATGGTGGATCTTGACCCATCATTATTTCTTGTTGTAGTCTTACACCTTCTTTACTGAAGAAATATTTTTTGATAGCAGTAATAAATTCATTATCCATACCACCTACTGTATTGGCGGCTTTTTCAGTCATAGTAGTGCCGAAAAACTCATCAGCAAAACCTGTTTGATTCATTGAGACAATGTCATCAAGATAAAACGAAGAACCCGGAGCCACCAGACTTCCAGGGTAGGCTTCGTTGTAAGTCTTCCATTTATCCGTAATATCGTAGTCAGCAGACGGGAAGTATTCTCCACGTTTCCCGTCTACAAGCATAGAATTCTTTAATTTCTCTTTATAGTAATTAAATCGTGCTTTCCACTGGCGGTAAATATATAGACCCATTGTTACTTGCTGGATATCCCTCCCGAGTTTATCTAAACTTTCCTGCGACATACCACCGCGGGAATTGAGCCCACTATCACCTGGGAGACTATACTTGTCCATGGGATGAACTTTATTATTGAACGCTGTTATGTAAGTTTGCCAATCTTTACTAGCCTTAATTTCTTGGAGGCGTTTTTCCCACTCTGGACCGGTCTTAGATACAGGCTGTTCCGACAACTTGTTTGCTGCCCCGGGGCTTCCTCCTCCCTCCAAGTTTATAAAATCATCAACGCGTTGTTGAACTTCTGGATCAGTATTAGTTATACCTGGAACGCTTGGAGGCGTGAGTGGACTAGTTATACCTGGAACGTCTGGAGGTAAGACTAAATCTGCTCCAGTTCTCCCAAGATTCGGGAACCCCAGAAAGCCCTTATATAGGGGTCCGGTTCCTGCCTTTTTTGCGTCCCGATCCGGATCGAGATCGTAGGGATTTACGGGAACACCAGTATACCGACCACCGCCGGCGCCATTTTCATAAAGCTCTGGCCTTTTCTTTCTATCGTATACCGTTCCAATGCCAGAGCCGTGAAACTTAACTTCACCGCCAAGTCCGTCTCTGAAACTGGCCTCGGGCTGGGAAGAGAATTCTGATCCTCCACCAGCGAACTCAGCTTGACCTCCACCACCAACTCCATCCGTCCGGATCCAGTTTCCATACGCATCTACTTTAGGAACTAATTTTCCATTCTCATCTAGCACTCCCTCCCACTCGATTTCATCAGAGAAGAAAGTCCGACGAGGGCCTTCCTGAGGACCAACCTCAATTTTCCTCCCCCATGAAAATTGAGCATCTTCACTTAAATCCTGCCAATTTTTTTCTAATGCATTGTTTGCATTCTCAATGTCTCTAGGAGTAATACCTGCTGACGCCGCCGCCTTAGTCTGAGCTGTACCCTTTGACTGTGTAGAAGCATACGAACTCTGCTTAGGAGCCTCAATAGCCTTATCAGGTATACTTGGAGTCTCGGGCTTCTTCACCAATTTACCGTCGTCGCCTGTCTTACCTTTCAGGCCAGTCAGAGAACATATGTCAAAATCTGCGATGTTATCAATTATACCATCTACGAATTCATCTACTTCATCAATGGCCTCTCTCCACTCTTCCTTTAAACTACCCTTTATAGCTTCTATCCCTTCCTTTGCAAGATTGTTTAGATCCAAATCAGCGATAGCTTCTATAAAATTTTGTACTTCAATCGCCTTTGGAAACTTGTCCAATAGACCGTCCTTAAACCCCTCGAGCTTTTCTCCCAAATCCAAAAGGCCTGTTGAGTCTATGGCTGACTCTATACCAGCCTTTGCAGCCTTGAGCTTTTTGTTGATGGCTTCCATGTCTAAGCCCGGTATTAAGTCACCTGGAAAACCATCGCACTCTATTATAGAAGCAACAGCAGTAAGTGCTAATGCATCTTCGAAGCTTGGTGTATTATCGATGCCATCGCCAGTCGTATCACCCGGTATTTCTTGAAACAACGTATTAGATGTGAACGTAGGTAATGCGAATGGATAAACGCGTGGTTCGCTTGTAGCTATTACTGTGTCTTCATTATAAACTACTGTGCGGTTGCCGTTGCTTCCAGTTTTAATATAAACTTGATCAAACAAAACGTGGTGTGAAGCGCTAACAGTACTATGAATCCATGCATCTTCTGTACCATATAACGTATCGAATTGTGCCTTTGTTGCAAATGGTGCCCATAAGTTGTATATGAAATCATTTCCGTCAGACGGCACATTAAATGCTGAGTTATCAGTTTGCAATAATCTTTGTTTTGATCCCCATCCGAATAAACGTGGAATATGTGCAGTATCTGTAGTAATAAAGCCCCCACCATTGCTACCATTATAAACTATTTCTTTATATTGGCGAGTTGACAAGTCAAAATAAGATTGTGTATCACCATTTGCCTTGGCGGTTTGATGATCTGTTATTGTAAAAGCGTATCGTGGTGTTCCGTCAATTGATATGTCATAACCGCCTGCAGTGGTATCAGTATTAATACTATCAACACCTGCCTTATAAGCAGCTGCGTTTGCAGTAAAATCAAACTGGTATTTAACGTGGTCTGGTATTTCGGGATATGCAATATTATTACCGAATTGTCGATCAACAGATGGATCAGGTACAACATCGGCCAAAATCCAAATAGCTTCGTTATTACTACCGTAAATTTGCTGTAAAACCCAAACAAAATTGCCAGTACGTACTGCAGTAGGAAAGTTACTAAACTTATCCCAATCTTCTAAGTGTGTTAATACGCTTGAATGAGACCATGTATCAGTATACGTATTACTACCACGCCCTAATACTTCGGCAGAACCTGTAGCACTTAGAATATTCGTTTGATAAGGGTGATTAATTGTCGTTGCCATGTTATTATGCTCCTGTCCCTGTTTTACCGATTGCTACTTTAGTATCTCCTTGTGATGTAGCATCAGCTCCTGTATTTGGTTGTGGATGTACATGTGTTATAAGAGATACATTAGCACCACCAGCGTGAATGTCTCCGCTCACTTGTTGCAAAGGTGTATTTATAGTAATCTTTTCAGTGCAATTAATTTTCATATTATTAGTAGATGACACTAATTTCTGACTTAAACATATATCATAATCGTTGCCCGTTATAACGCTGTCTCTTATACCTCCTACGTTTAATATATCGTCTGCTAATACAACGTTCGTACGTGTTGCACCGACTTGTGTTATTTGATTAACGCCGATTGTTAGCTGTTGGTCATCACCGATATCGATAACTTGTCCGTCTTTTATTTTAAGCAAATCAGTAGTGCCTATATTTAATTCACGCTTACCGCTCAGTTCTGTAATAGCATCACCACCTATTTTTGTGATTGTGTTACCCAGCACGTTAGTAACTATGTCGCCTTCTACGTCAAGCACATAATCACCCCCACACTTAACGTTTACGTCTCTCTCGACGGTTAAATTGCAATTTCCGATTATATACACAGTGTTGTCTTTAGAGTGTATAGTATATCCGTCTCCTACAATGGTTTCTATCTTAGATCCATCGTTTATGATGTCAGATGATGTACCAGAGCGGTGTGTAGTAGATATTCTCTCATAACCAGGCGTATCATCGTATTCAATTATGTGTCCAGACTCAGTTTGTGTGACATTATTGTGTGGATATTGAGGTTGGTAGTATGTTTGTGGGTCAGGTACTGATACACTTTTATCTTCTGGCTTCTCATCATCGGATAGTGTAGATAGTTGTGGTCGTGTAGCAATAGGTATGTCTGTAACTCTTTGTGCTAGTCTGTTTTTGTATACGTCTGATCCAGAATCTGTAGCAGAATTAGGTGTATCCGCTCCAGTTTGTTTAGGATATATTCCATCCGGGTCTTTAAAACCTTCTCCGTCTTGTGTTTGCTGTGTACTTTCCCCGGGCATTGATCCGAGTATCAATGGATCTTGTTCGTTCGCCCCGTCAACAAATGTACCAAACACCCAGCTACCTTGTACGAGTCCGATTGTCTGGCCCACACCTGACGTCGATGCGGACGTAACCGGCATAACTACATTACACCATGGTAGGCTCTTGGTCGGCATTAATGTTTTATCTTCGGTGTGCTTACTAAATATACGTACGCGTACACGATTTAATCGCGATGGATCATGAATGTCTTCTACGACACCAAAAAAGAATTGTGGGTTTGTGATCATAATGTTGTTTCAGGTTGTATCGAATCAGTCTTTGCTATTATTTCCGTCTCGTGTACACCGTCTTGGAACGTATGTATAGTCGAAAATATGAGGTAATTGCCCGATAACATGAGGTCATATAGCTCAGTATCTGACTTTCCAGTATAATTTTTGTAAATAAGTGGATCGGTTGCCTTTGGAAAATGTAATGCAATCGTCTTTCCTGGATTGAGAAATGTATCTCCCATTACTTTAAAACTATGAGAACACGCATCGTAATTAGCAATATACGCACGTGAGATGTGTGATTGCTCTTCGGCGAGCTCATTCATATTCTTTGGTCCATTAAATGCTGAACGATTCACATAATGGTATGCTATATTCGCTTGTGGTATTTTATTTAACGGTGATCCGGCCTCCGATTCACGTTTATTCTTGACAGATTGGCCATATGCTACATCCTTTTTTGATGTACTATGCTCGCTTTTAAGTACTGCCGGCGCGTCAAATATGTGCTTACGATAATTCTTTTTTGCAATATCAATATAACGATTTTCAGATGCAAACGCACCTTTCTTCGCTTGTAACGACGGTGCCAATCCGATATTTGAACTTACTTTTTGCATCTGCGTAGAACGTTCTAGATAGTTGGCGTGCGTATTCGGTGTAGTATCTAGATGGGTTGTATTACGAAAAGTTTTATACACAGGATTCTCATCGCGATCGTTAATATAGCTTAAAGGCGAAAGTTGAACGGCCGCTGAAAGGTCTTGATACAAAAAATATGGTGTGCGATTAATATCTGCAGCAGTACTTACTACTGTCATAGCAGCTCTCAGTGGATTTGAGATGTTTATATTACCGTCAAATTGTGTACCACACTTACCAGATTGCACAAAGTTAGACACATTTAAGTCGTCTTTCATAATTCGCTCGATAATAGATGCGCTACTTCCTGATATCGTTCTCGAAATTGTTTTAAGTGGTGCAATATAAGCGTGCTCTGTGACGGCAACCAAAGTATAAGCCTGAACCTGTGTATCATCAGGATTTCTAGCGTAATCGTTGTATTCCTGAACAATAAATTTGTAAGATAATGTGCGTTCTACATCAAAGGATTTTACAACAATTTCAATAAAAATTGTTTCGTTACCGGTAATGCCAAATTCTTCTAAAAAGTTAGATTGGTCCTGTATACCGATCTCACAAACAAGCGCAGGCGCAAAAAGAGTTTCGTGTATTCTAGTATAAGCAACCATGGAACGTATATCCCGCTGCTGGCCTGAAACGTTTTCAATGATACACTGTGTTAGATCATAGGCAGAATTTGCTAGAGAATTGCCTTTGCCATCAACAATACCTTTATTTGATGTATTACTCATTCAACAATTTTTTAAATTCTCTCGCAAACGATTCGATATATAAAGGATTTACCGTTTTAATCGTTCTTCTTTGGTCGTTTTCCCCGATTGTTTCATCGTATATCGATTCATAATTGGTTGCTTCATGGCCGGCATTGAATTCACTTATTTCTTCGTTAATATTTAACGGATCATAATAATAAGCAGGAGCAAGAGAACCGTCTTTCCAGTACTGCGTAGATGTTAGTGTGTAGTTTCTGTCTAAGATATCATCTGGTATTGTATTAAAAAATGCATTTGGCCTGAATCTTTCCGTAATTGGCCTAAGATCATCAATAAAGGACTTGCGTAGGGAATCCGCCTGTGAAGTACCATCACTAATAAATTGAACACTAAAATCTGAAACAGATGCTGCGGTGTAAAACATGCTAGTCTTTGATAATGCTACATACTTTGTATCATTTGATCCGCCATTACCAAATTGAGCATTAAGGTTAACATCCTCAGAAAACCATGTAACATCACTATTATCTATCCAAATAAGTGACATATTTGGATCATAGTCTACAATCTTAGCAGAAGAAAAAACTCTTTTATTGTTAGATGAAATAGTGTCTATTACTTTACACAGTTTTAAATACGGCAAATATGCTTCGTTTTTAATAGGAATTCCTACTAAAGTAGACCTCCTTCCACTGCTGTCGGCATCTCCAAAAGGGAATCTAAAAGCAGAAATGTTTTTATATTGATTAGCAATATAGTTTTTAATCTCAGAATCGCCTTTCGGCCATGCTGATAGGCCGTCTTTAAGAAAATCATTAGTAATATAAAATGTCCAATAATAATCTGTAGTGCCATATAAGCGGCGTGAAACAGTGTCCGGCCGTTCTGAGTCTAAAATATCAGTGGTTGAATACGTGTAAGTAGATTGTGCTAATCGGTCAATGACATCTACATACCGAAAATAGTCGGTTATTACACTTTGTATACCATTATTTTGTATGCTATACGCGATTTTTGGAAATTGGTTAAAAAACATTTTAATTATTTAATTGTTACTTTTTTTGTTAGCCGCCCTCGTTCATCGCCTTTTTGGCTTCAGCTTGCTTCTCCATCAACTGCTTCCCGACAAAGGACTTCGCCGTTTCACCGATTTGATCAGCCCCCGCATTGGCCTTATTGATTAGCGCATCAAAGGCTTCATCTTGTGCGTTCTCTCTATTACCATCGTTTTCAAGGTTTGTAAACTCATCGCGAGTAAGAATTTTTGTTTCTTGAAATTGAAGAGACATGTCTATTTCATATGGTGATAGGTCTTCCCTTCGATAAGTGTTTGATGATGGGTTTATAACAGTATTTACTCCAGTGAGATAGCAACTGTAAATTTTAGGAATATAATCTAATTCTTTTTGGTCCGGATCAACGAATTTTATTATCCATTTTGGTGGGTAACTAAGCATAAAACTACTACTCTTATTGTATTTTGCTGCATACACATATGTCCTAAATGCCTGCTGTATTTTATCAATCATCTTTACTTCAGCATTAGATTTGCCAATCATTTTAAAATCAAACTGGAAATTTCTGATTGTGTTTCCACTAAATGCACTGTTAGTCCTAGGGTTCATAATTTGCTTATTTGCAAATTCTATATTAGTTGCTAAAGCATCAAACCCACTCTTTTTTGCGGCAATAATGCTCGCACCAATTGCACCTACAGCATCAAATTCCGCTCCTATCATCTCTCCTGTTCTTTCGAGCGCGGAAAACGCGGTATCCACGGAGAGCTCTCCAGTCTCGGCTACTAACTTGGCAAATTCTCCTATTATCCCAACATCAAAGGTGGTATAAGATGCACCATCACCATAAGTAATACCTTGAGGAATTGGAAAAAATATTGATTCCATTGGTTCGTCATCGGGTATGCAGCTAAAATGAATAATAGGCCTTCCGTTATCACCAAGGTTCATTGGAAACCTCATTGTGCCCTCTCCGAAGCCCCTACCAGAAATTTTCGCATCGAGATTTTTATCAGAACCCAGCATATTGCTCGCTGCCTGTTTAAGATAATTTGCCATATAAATAAGTATTTAATGTTATTTATAACAAAACCATGGCTTATTCTGGGCGATATAGAGTAAAGAATCCAAAAAAATATGAGGGTGATTTTAATAAAGTCAAATACAGATCTCTATGGGAAAGGCAGACATTTAAATGGCTCGATAATAATCCAGGCGTAATAGGTTGGTCATCTGAAGAAGTTATTATTCCGTATCGTTGTAAAACCGATGGTAAAGTGCACCGTTATTTTGTAGATTTGTTTATTCGTACAAAGAATGGAAAGATATTTCTAATTGAAATTAAACCTAAAAAACAAACTGTTCCTCCTAAAAAGCCAGGCCGTAAGACTAAAAGATACCTTACAGAGGTATTGACTTACACAAAAAACCAATCTAAATGGGAAGCTGCTACAGCATACGCAAACAAGTATGGTATGACGTTTGAAATATGGCATGAGGATACTTTACGTTCATTTGGTATAAAAATCCTATAAATAGAGTTAGATGGCTACATTTATTAACAGGATTGAAGATAGAGCAACTCTTGCCGGTATTGAAAGAAATACCAAAGAGTCTCTAGATTGGTTTAGAAAGGAAATTCAAAACATTAAAACCGTGCCTAGCCGGAAGAAGTTGTTGTCAGATGAAAATCTCGATTACACAAATAAGCCATTGGTTGGTCGTATGTTTATGTATATCTATGATCCAAAGCATAAGAAAACTCTTCCATACTATGATAGATTTCCTCTAATATTCTTAATCGACAGAGCTGAAGGCGGCTTTTTTGGACTTAATTTGCACTATTTGTCACCTAGATATAGAGCAATATTTTTTGATAACTTGACTGAATACACAAACAACAAGAAATATAATAAGACCACTCGTTTAAGGCTTAAATACAACTTTCTTGCATCTAATGCAAAGCTGAGATACTTTGCTCCATGCTTTAAACGTTACCTTACAGATCACATTAAATCGCGTATCGTTGAGGTTCCGGCTCAACATTGGGAGTCTGTTTTATTCTTACCATCAGAACAATTTAAAAAGGTCAGAGCACAAGGTGTATGGACACTATCTAAAAAACAATTTACTTAAAAAGTTATGGGACTACTAGACGACATTAAAAATACAATTAACCCTGTCACAATTGACGAGTTTAAAGCAACTATTGGAAAACATAATGGTATAGCCACTACAAACAGATTTGCTGTTACTATTACTCCTCCCTCTGCAGCATTTTTAAATTTAGGTGCATTAATTGGAAACGGACCGCTAATCAACGACCCTAGAGATATAAGCGTATTATGCCAATCTTGTTCTTTGCCAGGTAAACTAATTATGACAGGTGATTATGATGCATACGGTGCTAATCCAAGGAAATATCCACAAAGCTCTATTCAAGAAGATGTTGAATTTTCGTTTTTAATTACAGGAGATTTTTATGCTAAGAAAACTTTTGATAAGTGGCAAAATTCTATTATTAATCAAGAATCTCAATTGGTGGAGTACGACGAGACATACAAAACCGACGTTTTTATTCAACAATTAAATAAAGATAATACACCCATGTACGCTGTTCGTTTAAGAGATGCATATCCTATAGCAGTTAACAGCGTAGACCTCAGCAACGATAGTACTGATTCAGTTGCATTCGTAAGTGTAACTATGACGTACGACTTTTTTGAGACTGAAGCACCTATTAGATCGATGATAAATAGCACTGGCAACAAGCTTAAAATACTTAAGCGGCTATTATAAATTATAAATGAAAAACATTATGACATTACCAGTAATTGAATCACCAAAATATTTTTTAACTGTTCCATCAACGAATGAAACAATTGAGTTCAGACCTTTCCTTGTAAAGGAAGAAAAGGTTTTAATGATTGCACAAGAAACAAAAAGTACTCGGAATATGATTTCAGCAATGAAGGACGTAATAAATTCCTGTACATTTGGTTCATTAGATCTTTATTCGTTAGTTATGAGCGATCTTGAGTATATTCTACTACAAATTCGTTCAAAAAGCGTTGGTGAAACATCTAAAATTAGTTTTGAATGTAACGAGTGCAATGAAACTATAGAATTAACAATAGATCTTTCAGAGATAAAAGTTTCAACCGGCGAGAAAAAAGATAATAAAGTACAGCTAACCGACGATGTTGGTATAACGCTTAAAGCTCCAGGTCTTAAAGAAGCCGAAAAGGCATCTAAAAATACTAAAAATAATGACACTATTGTTCAATCATTGACAAGCGTGATTGAGAGTGTTTACGACAATGCAACGGTTTATCCATTAGCAGATGCATCTCCTAAAGAAATAGAAAAATTCATTGATTCTTTAAGTAGTGAGCAAGTTATGAAAATCAAAGAATGGGTTGATAGTATTCCAGCACTTAAAAAAGAAATTAAATATAAATGTTCAAAGGGCAAAGAAAGAACAAGGATGCTAAATGGCCTTAACGATTTTTTTGTCTAGCCCTTTCTCATAACTCATTAGAAAATTATTATCATATTCAGTTTTCGCTTGTACAACATCATAAATACAGCTTAACAGAACTTGACAATATGATTCCATGGGAAAGGGAGATTTACATTACATTATTAAAAGACCACATTAAAGAAGAAGAACTAAGACACCAAAAAAACAATGGCTGACGAATCCTTTATCAATAGAAAAGATCTTGAAGATGTAACTCAAAAAGTTGCGATTCAAAATTCAAAAGATATCGCAAAGCCTCTTATCGATCAACAGAAAAATAATGATCTTAAAGAGCTTGAGAGAAGTATTGAGCAAAAAGCCATGTTTCAAGACATAACAGATGCTCTTGAAAATATTAGCGATGCTCTCCTTAATGGTTTAAAAGGTTTAATTCCTAAAGAGGGTTCAGGCTTTGGTTTTTTAGCTGGAGCTCTCGGGTTGCTGTCCACTCTTTTTCTTGATATTGTTCAGTTTTTTAAGATATTATGGGGGAAGCTTAAAAAGAGTAAGTTAGGTAGATTATTTAGTGGTCTTATTACCAACATAAAAAATGGAATTAAAAAAATTGGTTTAAAGATTAAAAATAGTAAGATCGGGCAAGCTGTTGCTAATATGTTTTCCACTTTAAAAGCTAAGTTCCAATCCATTACTAAAACGATTAAAAATAGTAAGGTTGCGAAAGGTGTTAGTAACTTGTTTAATAATGTCAAAAATAGTAAGCTAGTAGGATTTATTAGCAACATTTTTAACAAGATTAAAAATAGTAAGATATTGACTTCGATCAGAAGTCTTTTGTCAGGAATTTTTTCAGGAAAGGGCGGTTTCTTCAGTAAATTAGCTAATATTTTTAAAAGGATTAAAGATTTCGTAACCAAAGGACCATTTAAATTTGTAACCAGATTTGTAGGAGGCATCGGTAGGATATTAGGTAAACTATTTTTGCCTCTTACTATTATACTAGGAATAGTTGATTTTGTTAAAGGGTTTATGCGGGGCTACTCAGAAGGTGGTATTATTGAAGGCATTAAGCAGGGTATTATGGATGTATTTGATGGATTGATAGGAAGCTTATTGCGTATTTTTTCGTGGATACCAGCAAAAATCGCTGAACTTTTAGGTTTAGATAACTATTCGAAAGAAATCGGGAAATTTACTGAAACACTTATTCAAAGTGTAAAAGATATATTTGGTGGATTAGTTGACGTAATAGTAGGCGTTATTACGTTCGACAAGGCAAAAATAAAAAAGGGGTTTGGTAAAATTTGGGAAGGCATTGTTAATTTTGCTGAAGGCTGGTTTGATACCCTTGCGGCTTTCTTCCAGGACGTATTTGATGTTGATATTAAAGCCTTCTTTAAACCTGTTGGGGATGCCTTTAATGACATGTTCGACTGGTTTGGTGATCTCGCAGATAAGCTCGGGGATATCTTTACGATGCAAACTCTTAAGGACATTGGGGATTCATTGATGGACGCTGCAATTAATATGATCCCAAGCGAGAATATCAGAAACTGGATTAAGGATGATGAAGAGGATGCCTCCACCAGCTTAAATCTAAGTCCAAGGCAGTTAAGAGCACTCCAGGATATTGGTGGTGGAATACCAAGCGGTTCACCACTTCCTGGCGGCGGAACGGGTGGTGGTATTAGAGTAGCAAATAACAATCCGACTGTAATCAACAATACTATTAACGCCCCGTCTAATAACGGTATTGCCGCTATGCAACGGGCATTTGCAATGGGTTAAACTAAAGAGGGGTGACCTTTCAGCCACCCCTCTACTATAGTATTATGTTGTGTATCTATTAACTAGATGCCAATTTAGCAAAATAACTAAGAGTGTCATCTGAGTTACCTTCTGATGTAGCATCATCAGATTTTTCTACAGGAGCTTCGCTTTCTGTAGTATTCATAACAGGAGCTTCCTTAACAGTATTAAGTTCTACCTGCTGTTCAGTTGAAAGTCCAGTAGCTACTTCGGCTTCACCAATTACCTCAAACAACTTGCGCTTGAGGTCACTGTATGACTTGTAGTTTTCTGGATCAGTAAACTCACTTAGTTTGTGGAGCTTGTTGTATACTTCTTCAAGCTGAGCTTCATCACCATCAAATAGTGAAGCTGTGCTATCAAACTCGGACTTATCATAATTACGATAACCTTCTACATTACGAATCTTAAGCTTAAAATTAGCACCAGACCAGAAATCAAAGGGATTGATTGGTGTTTCATCTTGGAATTGTGGTTGCATAACATCCATAATTTTATCCATGATTTTTTTACCGTACTCATAAAGAAAAACCTTTCCTTCATTCTCTGGATTGCCAGAATCGGATACAACTAGTACGTTTGAAACGTGGTGTAGACGACGCTTACGCAATCGAGCAAGTTCTTTATCTTCATCACGGCCTGTATTCCAGAGCTGTGAGTTCAATTCAGAAACTGGATCCGGCTGACCGATAGAAGTCAATGACCTCTCGATATACCAACGACCAGTTGATCCTTTGAATCCATGATCCCAGTAGCGTACCCATGGCAGGTCTTCACCGGCACCGGCAGGCAAGAATCGAAGAACGGCATAACCATTACCTGCTTTATCAACAGTTGGTTTCCAGACACGATCGTCGCCGTAGGTTTTCTTTTCGCTGCTAGAATCAGCAGCTGATACGAGTTTTGAAATCGCACTATCGCGATTTTGTTTTAGTTTTTCGAATGACATAGTATTTTTTTTGTATTTACAGTGTATGTTTGTTTGTTTTTGACTGACAAGAGCTATATTACCAAATTTTGATCAAGATGTAAATAATAAAAGTATCTTATCTTTGATTTTATTTTTTGGCAATGGCTTTTGCAGCATGATCGACTTATACTTAATAAGCATGTCGATCGTTTCTTTATTTATACCTAATGGATCGCTTACAGATGCCCTCAGGCGGTTAAGAAAGTTAACGAGTATGTCCAATAACACTACTGTCTCAGGATGAATCTCACGTGATCTGAGAGCCTCTAAAAGAGGATTTGCCGAGTAGTCTTCAGTTGTTGAACATAATTGGTCGAATGTGTACCCTTTATTATATAGGAATTTAACGTCTTCGTTAAACATATATGTGATTTTATCGTATCGTGCTACGTAAGCGGAATAGATTTCATCTGACATATCTCCAATCCAGACTTTTTGATTTTCAATTAAATTTGCAGTAAAATATTGTATAAGTTCTTCTCTACTAAAACGCCTTGAAAGCTTTTCAAAAAAGTAACGGTCTCTGCGTCTTTCAAAACTAATTTGTTTTACAGACGTCTTATAGTTATATTTTACGGCATCATAGTCTGTCGTGAAGTGTAGCTTTAGTGACTGATATATTTGATATGCTTGATATCCGTTATTCAATGTTTCCATTTATTTAAGTAGTTAACGGTATTAGATCGTAATTAAAATGCTCAAAATCTTTTTCATAGACTTTGTTAATCAAGTCACGCAATTTTTGATTTATGTCACTAATGAAAAATATTTTAGGATTTGAGTTTTCGTGT